CTGCACTGGTCGTGGTGTCAAAGGAGAATTGGCCACGATATCCCGGAGTACGAGCTACCTGAAGGATAGTAGGTTTGAGTCCCAAAGTTGAAAGACTAGCGTCGGTAGACGTGATGGCGTCAGGACGAAGACTCATTTTGGCGGCAGTAGAAGCACCGTAACCATGTTGAGTACCATAACCACCTTTAGTCTCTATGGAAGTAGGAATCTGTGTGGTAACAGGTTTATCAAGCAAGGCTACAACTTCGGCTATCTTCATGACTTCTCCTGCAAGGTCCATTCCTTGTTGGATACCAGTTAAGACTTTGTCAACACCACCAGCCATAGAATCTAGGTTAGAAGTTTTCTGGGCAACTTCCGATTGGGCAATGACCTCAGCGAGAGGACCAGTGACTTCAGGAGAGTGGAAGCTAGCAAAAATACTAACATTAACGGGAGTGATGGCAGTAGAAGCCATCTTGAGACTGTGAAGAACATCGAGCCAAACTTTAGCAATAAAGGCTTCACGGCCCCGTTCGGTAATCTTCGAGGGCTGTATCCATTGGACTGGAAGATCCCATGGAATCTCAAGTTCAACTGTGCTCCCACTACATGCGCTAATAACAAGAGGGTGATTGTTAAATCGCTGAGTAGCACGTCCGTATTGAAAGCCGTAATCATGACCTAGAAGGGGATCGTCGACATTCGGATTTCCGACTCCTACGACATGACTGACACAAAGTGCACCATAATGGTAGGCAGTGGAGTTAATACGGATGGAGAGCTTAATACCTTTACAACGGAAATAGTAAAAGTAAGCCAATTTATTGGCTATCTGGGGAACTGAGAAGAGAATTTCGGGAAAGGAAATGGTACCAAGATTACCAATTGCAGTTTCACCCCATGTGAACTCTGCGATTTTGTAGGAACGACTTAGTACGGCATCCATGCCTTGAGAAGGAAGTGAGTCAGTAGCACGCCAAAGTAAATTGGCATTAGTTTCTAACTCTAGTTCTTGTACTTCTTCGACATCATCGTACGTGGTAAGTTGGGTTCCAGAGGTTGCTGTAGATTCTTCGGGTGATCTAAGCGTATTTTGACCCGTGGTATTTGTTGTAACATCGGTAATGTTATTTCTACAATGGTAACGCAACATTAATCGTTACCCTCCCTGAGGAGCGGGGTGTGTGTCATTTTAAGGGTGCCATAAGCACTTACTTTCGGGAGAGGTTAGACTTCCTATCTACCCTGGACAGTTTAAGGTCATGAAGGACCATGGTGACCTACTGGTCAAATGTCTTCAGATAGACATTCCTGTACTCATGCCAATCGACATGATGACAGTCGTGCCCTGCTGAAGCTAGTGCCTGATTGATAACTAATAGTTCTCTATCAAACACAGATTTCGGGTATTGAGCGAGCTCTATGATAGCACTCTCAACTTTAGCTTTAACAGCTGTGTGGAGACTCATACCATTGGTCTTCTTCCACCAGAAAAGGGTAGCATAGATGTTGCGCAAACTACGTCTTGCAACCATGTATCCTCCCATCTGGTGGAAAGTTCTTTTAAGAAAAGAGACCGCAGCTATGTTAACATAAGCCGGCTCCTGATCCTTGATGGCAGAAGTAAACCTCATGCCAAAGAGCTCACTGGCCTGAGAGACAATGAAAGCAGGGGTATACCAAAGGTATTTTCCTTCTCTTATTGTAATCAGGGAGTCATCTCCGTAGAATAATCCA